CCTAACATCTGGTTATGTAGATAACACTAGAGGGGAATTAGAAGACCGTGGATTAGACACTAGATGGTTGACCATGCATTTCACAAAAAAAAGCAAAAATACTATGGCTAGTGTATTTGAAAATTTCATTCATTCAGGTATATTAAAACTAATAAAAGATGAAAGACAGAAACAACAGGTTTTGTCTGTAAGCAATGACTTAAAAGCACCCAACACACCTATGGGACATGGGGATGCATTTTTCTCGATTGCTATGGCTTTGCAAGCGGCTCACAACACAGCATATAAGTATGTTGATTTAGGTAGTGCTAACGATTGGTTTAATGCCGTAAGCCCAGGTGAAAGCCCTGAAAGTCGTAGGGAAGGATTTGAAGAGAAGCAAGGAATGATTCCTCAAGGAAAACCTTTACAAATGGACCCGGTGAATGAGATTGAGCGTTTAGAAAGAGCCCCAAACCCACAATGCAAAGAGGCAGTATGTGCACCTTCTTTTTGGGTTCCTGAAAGAGGTCTATGTATTTATTGTGGTCATCGAAAACAGAGGTAATATAGGAGAATCTTAGAAATGATATTAGATAATAAAATAGAAACACGTTTAATCCAACAACCAACCATAACCAATCAAGCACAAATTATATTAAATCATAGGTATTTATTAAAAAATAAAGACAATAAAATTATCGAAACCCCTGAAGAAATGTTTTATAGAGTGGCTAATGCTGTAGCTAAAATTGATTCGGATTATATGAAACTAGATGTAGAGGCTGAGCTGACAGCAAAAGATTTTTATTCCATTATGAGTCGTTTAGAGTTTATGCCAAATTCTCCAACATTAATGAACGCAGGAACAGAACAAGGAACTCTATCAGCTTGCTTTGTCCTACCCTTAACTGATTCAATGGAAGGAATAATGAAAGCAGCTACTGACACAGCTATGGTTCAAAAATTTGGAGGAGGCACAGGTTTTGCCTTATCTAATGTTAGACCAAAAGGAGATAGAATACGTTCAACACATGGAATCGCTTGTGGTCCTATAGAGGTATTAAAGACCCTTTCAAGAGTTTCTTCTATGATTACTCAGGGTGGCAAAAGAGATGGTGCTAATATGGCAGTAATGTCCGTGTACCATCCAGACATTCTAGAGTTTATTGATTGTAAGAAAGTTGAGGGCGACATACATAACTTCAATATTTCCGTGGGGGTTGATTCTGATTTTATGCAAGCTGTAAAACACGACATGAATTATAGTTTACTTAACCCAAAGGATAATAGCGTTGTGGGACATTTGAATGCAAGAGAGGTATTTAATAAAATTATTGATGGGGCCTGGAGAAATGGTGAACCTGGTATGATATTTTTAGACCAAGTGAATAAAGACAATCATGTTATAGAACAATATGGTGAGATGATTGCTACTAACCCTTGCGGAGAGCAGCCACTTCTTTCAAATGAATCTTGTAATCTAGGTTCTATTAATTTAGCTAAATTTTACCAACAGTCAGATTCTGACTGGAAAGAAAAAATTGATTGGGCTAGATTAGAATGGGTGACTAGAACGTCTGTACATTTCTTAGATAATGTAATTGATGCAAATAAATATGCGACACCGGAGATTGAAAAAATGACTAAGGCAACCCGGAAGATTGGGTTGGGTATAATGGGTTTTGCAGATTTACTTATACAAATGCAAATTTCATATGGCTCTGACCTTGCTAGAAAAGTGGGAAGTGACGTAATGAAAGCCATTAGAGAGTGGGCGGATGATGAGTCAAAAGCTTTAGCTAAAACTAGAGGGGTTTTTCCAGCTTGGGAAAAAAGTAATTACGATAAACAAACAGAAGTTTATAGGAATCATTGTAGACTAACAGTCGCTCCAACTGGAACCATATCAATGATAGCTGATACATCTAGTGGCATTGAACCCACATTTGCGTTAGTTTGGAAAAAACAAAACATATTAGAAGGGAAAACACTAAACTATGTAAACAAGTATTTTGAAGCAGACGCCAAAAAATATGGTTTCTATTCAGAAGATTTAATGAACTATCTAGCTGATGGAGGTTCTTTAATTAGTGTTCCTGAAGTTCCAGGTTGGGTTAAGGAAGTATATGTAACAGCACCAGAAATTTCTCCCAAAGACCATGTTTTAATGCAGGCCTCTTTTCAAAAGTCTTGTGATTCAGGAATATCTAAAACTATAAATTTTGCTAACGCTGCCACTATAGAAGATGTGGAAAATGCATATGTGCTTGCGTGGGAAGAGGGGTGTAAGGGTATTACAGTATATAGAGCTGGTAGTAGAGAGAAAGAAGTCTTAGTAAAGGGTAATGTTGACACGTCAAAACAATTAGAATTAGATGGTTTTGATATAGAAGAATCTGTTCTTGAAACAGTCTCTAGTGATGTGGCGTTAGAGAATAATTGTTGTAGCAACCCAAACATAGTCTTTGAGTCTGGGTGTGAGACCTGTAAGTCGTGTGGGTGGAGTGCTTGCAAGATTGCGTAGTAAATACGAAAAAAAGAGTATAATATAAATAGAAAAGATTTTAGGAGAGAAATATGGTAATAGGCAATATGCTTTCTGATTCAGGGCAGCAATACGTAGCAAATAAAGACGATAAGGGTACTTGGAGAATATTAGACACTTGGCATGAAGACCTAAAGATGCTTAATGCCGATGATGATATTCCTGATGATAGCACCTCTGTCAAAATATTATCAGAAGGAGAATTCATAGCTTTAATAAAAACAGCTGGTAGTTTAGGGGTATTAGAGAATGCTACTTTTGGTACTGGTGAAGCTGAGCTTGAATCAATAATTTTAGACCGTGACCAAGAAATTCAAAAATTAAAGGAAAAGATATTAGCACTAAAAGAAAAAGAGTCAGAATTAAAAAGAGTAGCTGAAAGGTCAGAGGATTACGAAATAAAAGAAAAAGAGATAAAATCTGCGTATGACTTAAAAGTCTTAGCTATGGACAAAATAGAAAGATTGGTGTCAATGCAAGATTTATCCAACCTAAGTAGGGATTAAGAATGAAATTATCGGAATATATGCCGCAAGTTCCTCAAATACAGCAACAAATGGCTGATTTGAATAAACAAATAAATTTGTTAGATGTTATGAAATCTTCTGGGGAATCATCTAAGGCTCCAACAATAGGTCTTGACCAAATTGTAAACACCTGGGTACGTCACCAAATGGCGTATCGACAACAGTTGGTAATGGATTTACAAACAGTTACAATGTCTGTTGAAGAAATAAGGGGCCCATTAGCACACATTACAGGAGAGGTTTTTAGGCGTGGTATAGAAATGATACCAAAGGTTGAAAATCCAGAGGAAAAACAAAAAAAGAGATTACAAAATTGGTTGAAGGATTGTAATGTTTTTGACCAAAGTTTAGAGGAAGTTCTTAGACAATTTCATCATGATGTAAACGCACTTGATGATGGCTTTTTATATATAGCTAAAGAATATACAGATAATGGGGATGGCTCCGTTACTTCTAGACCTATAGAAATAAGAAGATTAAACCCCGCCTTAGTGGAATTTGATTTAGATACAGCGGGATTACCTAAGAACTCTCATTTTTTATGCCCAATTCATAGAGAAGTATTACAAGAAGAAATGAGTAAATGTACTAAGGATGATTGTGATGTAAACCTACATCCTGCTATGTATAAGTATTATCATAGAAACCAACACATGTATTTTACGGATAGTGAAATAATACACCTATCTAAATTCTCTCCATCTGAAACTTATGGATGGTCACCAATATTAACTATCTTTGAAAAAGCATTGACTTTGGTTGGTATGGATAAAAACCTGTATAGATATTTCTTTGAAAGAAAAATGCCTGCAAGTATGTTGATGGTGACTACCGATGACCCAGAGAGTCTACGTAGAGAAAGAGAACATATAGCAGCTCAAACAAGACTAGACCCTAACTACATACCTATGGTAGCTGTATCAGCTAGAAACCAACGAGGTAGAGTAGACCTGGTAAGATTATTTCACACTCTTCAAGATATGGATTACTTACCAGTGCGTGAAGAAATTCGAGAACGTGTCGCAGCTATGTGGGGTGTTACTCCGGCATGGCAAGGGGCTCCAGAGGCCTTCGGTGGGTTATCACAACAAACACAACAATTAGTTGTAATGAGTCGTGTAGTTGAAGGAGACCAAAGGTTATTTCATGAGAAGGTGTTTCCTCAATTATTAGAAGCTTTTGGTATAACAGATTATGAAATACAATTACCACAACCAGAAGAAAAGGCTGAAAATACTAGATTGGCTTTTGCTCAACAGAAAATACAAATTGTAAATCAATTTTCTCAATTAGGTTTTGATGTAAAGTTAAAAGAGCAAGATGTTCCTATTTGGCAGGCTGACTTTATTATTAGTGGTGATGCAGTTCCCACAGCTAAAATGGCTGGAGAGCAACAAGCACTTGGATTAATACAACAGCGTCAACAGCAGGAACAGTTGGAAGAACAACAAGAAGCCGGTATGGGAGAAGAAGTTCCACCAGAAGAAGGTGGAGAAGAAATTCAAGCAATGGAAAAATCTATCCCTAGAGAAAAGAGAAAATTTAA